GTGATCACGCCAATGAAGGCGCTGGTCAGCAACTCGCCGATCATTTCTGTCAGATTAAAAGGGCGCACGACTCCCTCCCTGTATTTCCGGAGGAAGCTGACCACGCCTCCCCACATGGACACAAGAACCACCCAGCCGTAGGTGATGAAGGAATAATTTACAGGGTCTTTTTCAGGCACGGTAATACCTCGTGATTCGCGGAGAGAACATATAGATGCTTCTTCCGTAGATCGGGGCATCCAACTGCCAACCAAATCCAAGTTGCACACAGTAGCGTGCAGTGAGGGGGAAGACACACTTGTAATACCAGAAGCCGTCTTCATTGATGATGAAGAACCAACCCGACTTATATGAATATCGATTACCGATGTCCGGTGTGCCGCGCAATCGGTAAGGTTTCTTGTCGGCACCGAAGGTGTCCCACTTGAATCCGTATGCCCTGTTGCGGACTATCCACGCGACCATCTGCATATATGGCGAGTGCTTCAGCCATCGAGCCTGATGACCATCGTCGCCCATGAGGTTATTGTCCGGTGTCTGAAACCATCCCAACCAGTCGGGCAACCATGCGTTCTTGGAGAACAGGGGGAGGATGGGCGCCAGCAGCACGCTGACGACCTCCATCAACAAGACGATAGGAAGAACAAATAGCCAATACACGATCACACCTTGTAGGCGCGAACGGTGCCGGATGTCAGGGTGAAGCTCTTGATGTTGCCGTAAATCCAGCTACCTGCCGGGAAGGCAACGCCGGTCATGGTGCCAACCAGACCGTCTTCAGCCCATGCGGAGAAGGTTGCAGCAGCGACCACGAAGATTGCGTTGAACGGCCCAGTGCCAGTTCCCGTTCCCGTCGATACCTGAACACCTGCGAATTCTTTGTTCCTGAGTGCGATCATGGTGGTGTGCTCCTAGTTAATGCGCGAATTCTACATGCGAAGCAGACAAAAAGAAACCCCTCCGAAGAGGGGTTTCTGATTCAGCCGTTCAAGGCTTAGGCGAGATCGCCGGCACCGACCAGTGCGCAAGCCATCCACTGTTGGTTCAGGAGAACCGAAACAGCGTAGAACTTGGCGCCGATGTAGCCACGCTGACCGAGCGGATCAGCGCTGTCCTTGTTGCCGACCGGGATGACCGACAGATCGAAGGACTTGGAACCGCGCAGTGCAACAGTCCCGTAGGACTCCTGACCAGCGACGATCAGCGGATACACGTCGATGTTGGTGCCACCGCTCGAGATGCAGCCGGTAGAACCGATCAGCGCACCGGCGTTCTGGAACGGGACCAGTTCGGCGGAAGCGATGAAACGGAACTGCTCGAACGAGCCGATTTCGTTTTCGTGGATCGGCTTGCGGGAACCGTAGGCAGCCACCGGGGTGTAACCGGGGAAAGCCGTGGTGTCACGCAGGTCGGCATCGATGTCGCCGTGGCAGAAAACCAGCCACGAAGCCTCGATCGGCTTCGTGCCGATGTTCGGGGTAGGCGACAGAATCGAGGTCGGCTTCTTCGACTTGTTCGCGTGCAGCGACCGGGCGATCTTGCGCAACAGCTTGGCAGTGATCTTGCCAGCGACCGTGGCCAGCGTGGTGCCGGCGCCACCGTAGAAGCGGTTGGTCGAAGCACGAACCTTGGAATACAGTTCGAGTTCGCGGATCAGCGCCATGCGCTCGGCGACTTGGGTCTTCAGGGCGTCCGAGATGTCGTCTTCGTACATATCGGCAACTTTGTCCGAGAAGCTGTACAGGCATCCGTACTGCTTCATGACCGCCGTGATGTCCTGAGCGATGATGGTTTCCGGCGTCGGGGTCGTGCCTTCCGTCAGCAGGTTCGCAGTCACGTGGGTATCGACACGGTTCGAAATATCGGTTTCGACCGCGGCACCGCCCGACTGGATCAGGATGTTCGGATTGCCGGCAGAGGCGTTGTACGGAACCCAGCGACGGTACAGAACCGTGTCGGATACGTTCTTCGGCATCTGCTTCTGCGTGCCGGCGAGTTGCAGGACTTCGTGCGGGATCGCACGGGCAAGAATCTCACCCTTCCATTTGCCGATTCGCGCGGCTTGTGTTGCCATTACTTGCGTTGCCATTTGTGTTTCTCCTTGATGGATTTAGTCTGTGCTTCAGGTCTGGTTGATCTTCTGGCCATCAAGGTCAGGTATCGGTTGGCGTCGTTTGAATGGCGCCATAAGCGAAACTTATAACATGCAAATATGCTTGTCAATACCTTTGTGAAAAAAAAAACCCGGCTCGTGGCCGGGTGTGGCTATCGCCGAATGACGAAGGTGAGAGCGCGTCCGCTCAATACCCCCGTGCCTTACGATCGCTGGCGAACCCCGCGTTGAAGGCGTCTTCCTCGGTGACCGGGCCGACACCCTGCTTCACGCCGCCGCCCGTGGGCAGTACGGCATTCGCGAGGCGACTCGTGCGTGAGGCCGGGATCGTCGGTGCGACAGGTGCTGCCGTTGCTTTGTCGCGCCACGACTTGAACTCGCTCAGGTTCTGAGAGATGAACGAGGAATCCTCGGACTCCATCAGGAGCTTGCCATTAACCGGACCCAGCACGTTGTCGCGCCACAGTGCGAACTGCGGGCTCTTGATCACGTTCATCCAGTCCGGGTGCAGGATGGTGAGCACACGGGTTTCAATCCGTTCCTCTGTCTTGCTCTGCACTTCGTTCATGCGCGCGGCCAGCGCTGCGTCCAGTTGCTCCTGCGTGATGCCGCTCGGCGCCGCCGGTGCCAGTGCCGCCCCACCACCTTGCAGCCCAGCGAGGTCTTCGCGCAGCATGCCTGCCAGTTCGGGGAACGCAGCACTCAGCTTCTCGAGCTTCAGGTCAAGTGCCTGCTGCGCGGCCTGCGTTGTGGGCGGGCTGGTGCGCAGCGCTTCGATCTGCTGCATGAGTTGGCCAATACGACCAGCCATCTTATCGACGGTGGTCTGTAGCGTACCGCTGCGTGCGAGGGCGGCCTGAAGCTGATCTTCGGTCAGGCCGGCAAACAGCTTGACCTCGGCCGGCGTTACCGGTTCAGCAGGTTCGACGGGTTCAGCCGGCTCGACAGGTTCAGCAGGTTCGACGGGCTCGACAGGTTCAGCCGGCTCGACAGGCGCTACCGGCTCAGGCGGTTCCTCACCGCGAGTGGTCGCGAACGATGCGGCGAACGCAGCATCTTCTGCTGCCAAAAGTTCCGGGTCTTCCGGCGTGGTGACAATGCTATCTTCGGGGTTCATCAGCTTCTCCTGTTAAGAGGGTATTTCGAAATCTTGATCAACAAGTGGGGCTTCCTCGGGTTCGGCCAGAGCAAGGATGAGCTTGATCTCGCGAAGGCTTGCGCGCAAGGCCGATGTGGTTTCCCAAGGAACATCACTCTCGAGCTTTGCACGAATCTCGGATGCGCGACCGTCAAGGTGTTTCTTGATGTTTATCCACGTGACGCTGGTCGGATCGATCTTCATGGCTGCGTGAAGCGCTTCAGCTTGTAGATCACCTTCAGGTAGGTCGCGGCGATCTCGTCGTGCAGGTTCTCGAGCGTCGGGTTGCGCATGCAATGCGTGTCCCGATCATCGATCAGGCTGGCATAGCTTTCTTCAAGGCGAACCAGCATGTCGGCGTCGGCACCTTCGGGCGGTGGAACGTCAAGACCGATCGCAGCTTCGACAAAGGCGTCGGTGGCCGAGCGCACGGCGTCATAGAATTCACCCAGCGCCTCGTGTTGCGCATGGCTTCGGGTGGTAAGGTGCGCCAGATGCGCAGCGTCGGCGTCGCCGAATGTCAGTCCAACAAGGTCTTCCATTACCTGAATCTCCTGCGTAGTGCTGCCAGCGCTTCTTCAGCGCTATAAGCGACGATGGGCTCATGGCCGAGCGCGGTGAAGTGCGTGTGCAGATCGACCTGAAGTTTGCTGACCTTGCCGTCCTTCGCCTTCATCTCGATCCACGTCATCTCACCACACGGCAGGACGATGCCAAGATCGGGTATCCCGGCCAGCACACCCTGCACCTTGAGGTTGGCCGCCTCGCGTGCATCGCGCGCCCCGCCGTTCGGGATGTGGAAGATCACCGGACGGTACTCGTCAGGCAGAAGGTTCCATTGCCTGCGCAGCCCGGCGACCAGACGCGCTTGCTCGCGCGCCTCTTCACGTTTGATTGGAACGGTGTCGGCCGGTTGAAGATCGGAATCTTCCGGAATTGGAATTCGCATCGAGTTCTCCTGTTAAGCCACAACTCTATCACGCATTGTCATCATTGCGCAAATGCCTGTCCATCCGGCGCCCGGCCCGGTGGTTCAACAGCCGGGGTGGCAACCTGCGGTGAGGCGTTGCTGCCGATGTTCTCGCCGCGCACCGTTGCCGCAACCTCGTCGG